CTCCAGAGTACATCCTGGGGTATAGGTCAAGTGATGGGGTTTAACTTTAAAGTGGCTGGCTTTTCATCAACAGAGGCTATGGTTACTGAGATGGTAAAGGATGAGAACTCACAACTGACAGCCATGGCAAATTTTATTAAAGAGAATAACCTGGCTGGAGCACTACAGCGTAAAGACTGGGCCTCATTTGCACGGGGATATAACGGAAAGAATTATAAGCTCAATGAGTATGATTCCCGCCTGGCTGCTGCGTATGCAACATTCAAAGTCATTCTTCCTGATTTAACACTTAGAAGAGCACAGGCAGCATTACTATATATAGGTATAGACCCGGGTGGCGTAGATGGCTACATGGGGAGACGAACAAGAGCTGCGATACTTGCATATCAGGGGGTCTCTGGGCTACAAGCAACAGCGGAGATAGACGGCAGGACAGAAGCGGCCTTGCTCAAGGAGGCCGGACTATGACATCGACCTGTCCTGGCATCACAGAGGCTCAGATCAGGCAGACCAATGGCTGCGGTTCAAGCGCTTGGTATGCTTTTATTTTTCGCATTCCCAGATGGTTTTCGCATGATTTTTGGTGTGCGTGTAATCAGCACGACTTAATGTATCAAAACACACAATTGAGGAATTTGGTATTTAAATTGAGGGCTGATGATGCGTTGGTGACAGCTATGTACGGGAGCGCTTTCAGAGACCCGGTGTGGATCAGGGCTATAGCAAAGCGCATTTTGGCACGTCTGACGATGTGGGCACTAGAAACTAAGATATCAGAGTGGTGCTGGTACGATGCGAAAAAAGGGGGCTACTGATGACAGCTGTCTTTTCCGCTGAGGTGCTGATATCTGGGAGCTTCGTAGTGCTTTTGGGGATCGTAGGGTACTTTTTCCGTCTCCAGCTTCAACAGCTCTTGGATCAAAATATACAGATTTTAAACAAACTTGACGTTTTTAATTCGCAGTACGTGTCGTGTCAGACTACGTTGTCTGAGCGTTTTGCTTCCAAATCAGAAATGAAATATTGTATAGATAAGCTCGTTGAAAGAACTGATACATTGCATGACAGGGTGTCTTTACTTGAAGGCGTGAGCCGACGGCAATGACCATTATGCTGATGTCGGGAAAATGGTAGAGAGGGAATATGGCAAAAAGATTAACCGAAAAGCAGTTGCGTTTTGTGGAACTCTGGACAGGCAATGTTACGGAGACTGCTAGACTTGCTGGTTACTCTACTCCTAAGACTGCCGGACAAAGGTGTATAGAAAACGTGTACTTATGTGCCCTTATCAAACAAAAACGTGAGGCAGAGATTAAACCCGATGTAGCAACCCGAAAAGAACGACAAAAATTTTGGTCTGACGGCATGAAAAATGAGGAGCTTGACTATAAAGATAGATTGAAAGCCTCTGAGCTTCTCGGGCGGTCAGAAGGGGACTTTTTAGACAAGACGCAGCACTCAGGAGAGATCGGACTCCCCCCTGCTATCCGGGTGATATATACTGACGACGATGACACATGAGATCAGCGCAAAAATACCAAAGATTTTTAAGGGGCTCAGCACTCCAGCTCGGTACAAGGTGTACTATGGAGGCAGGGGCGGGGCGAAGTCCTGGTCTTTTGCCCGAAAGCTTGTGTGCCTGGCATACTCACAAAAGCTGCGAATTCTGTGTGGGCGTGAGTTTCAGAATTCCATAGCGGACTCCGTGCACAGGCTTATCTCTGATCAGATCGAAAAATTGGGGCTGTCTCATTGGTTTACGATTACGCAAAAGACAATTACGTCAAGATTCGGATCAGAGTTTATTTTTAAAGGGTTACAGCGGTCTATTATGGAGATCAAATCTACTGAGGGCATTGATATAGCATGGATCGAAGAGGCGCAAAACACCTCTGAGCGATCCTGGGAGACTCTTATCCCCACAATCCGCAAGCCTGGCTCTGAGATCTGGGTATCTTTCAACTCCGAGTTTGAGACCGACCCCACGTACAAGCGCTTTGTTTTATCTCCTCCTCCTGATGCTATGGTGCAAAAAGTCAACTGGTCAGACAATCCACATTTTCCCGAAGTGCTTGATAGGGAGCGTTTATACATGCTCAGGACTGACCCTGAGGCATATCAGCATGTGTGGGAGGGGCACTGCCGGACAATTTCAGAGGCCCAAATACTGTACGGCAAGTATGAGATTTCCGCGTTTGACGATATGCCGCCGGAGGGATGCCGACTTTATTACGGGGCTGATTTTGGTTTTTCACAAGACCCATCGACTCTTATAAGAATGTGGATACATGAGGAGAGCCTGTACATATCTCACGAGGCATATGGCTTACATATAGAGCTGGATGATCTGCCTCCTTTTTATGCTCAAGTCCCTGGGGCAAAAGACTGGACAATCAAGGCGGATAGCTCAAGGCCGGAGACTATCTCTCATATAAAAAGGAGAGGATACCAGATGGTGTCTGCTCACAAGTGGCCTGGCAGCGTAGAGGATGGGATCACGGTCCTGCGGGGTTTCAAGCGGATATATATCCATGAGAGATGTAAGCACACTGCCGAGGAGGCACGACTATGGAGCTATAAGACAGACCCAAAAACGGAAGAGATATTGCCGATTGTGCAGGATAAGCACAATCACTGTTGGGACGCTGTCCGGTATGCTCTTGATACATATATCAAGCAACACAACTTTTTCGATGACGTATCATACCTGGATTTCCCAGAGTGACAGAGATTGTATCAATCAGCATACATTAAAATGCGTTTTATTCACGTTTCGGGCAAGGGGCTATACCTTAGCATGGGGTAAAAATAATGAAAATAATGATTTTGTTACAGTTTGAAGGGTATGGCACATGTCCTCTATCATAGAGCTTGTCACCCATCCTCACGCTTTTGAGACACTTCAGGCACGTCTTGACTTTGCGGAGGTGGCTGGCTTGGATATCTTTGAGAACCCCTGGTGGTATAGAAATATCATCACCGGAGATACTTACTATGACCTGTGCGCCTGTATCGGCTGGCCGGATGAGGTGACAGCGGAGCATGGAGAGGGGCAGCCCGGGTATCTGGCTGTGATAGGAGTCAGGAGACCAAAAGACGCTGAAGAAAAAAAGTATGATGCTACAAAGGCAGTCTTTTATCTGCTGGAAGAGTATCAGCACTTTGATGTGCCTACTCTCCTGGCTCAGTGCATTGCCCTCCGTGACAAGTACGGCTATGGGATCTCAAGAGAGTTGTTGCCGGTCTGGTATGGAGATTATGAGCGCTTTGCCACGGCTTTGGCTCTGAGCAATGCGAGACTGACCCGGAGGCTGAACAATGACGAAGCAGCTGTAATGATCACGCCACCGTCCGATTTTGAGCTTAAGAACCGCTTTGAGGTCTATCTCCGTGCTTTAAAGGGCGTGATGCAGCCGGGCAATGTTCGCTTGTACTTTTGCGGAAACACCGTGCTCAAGGGGAGACTCAAGGGCTTTCAGAGGGACGACCCTGCCGTTATGGCTGTAGGCGGTCTGGTGCATACTCTGCTTGGTCGGACGATGTGGATGGGCCACAGGTCTGACGATATTTGTTTCAATCTGAAAGAGGTACTATAATAATGATAAGTATAATCAATCTTTTTATCGCAATAGGCACTATCATGTTTTTTGTGATCTGCTGCGCTTTTGGGGGCTTGTGGCTGGGTGCATACATACATCATAGGGGCGTGAGCATCGGGTCTGGATCAAGAGAGAGTTTTACCGGGCGGGTGCCAGAGGGCGAGGTTTTTAGGCTGCCAGAGGCTGATGATGCCCAGGACACAGTGCTGGATGATAAGCAGATGACAGGCAGCCAGGCAGATAGAGCACAGCGCTTTTTATCCTCGCTGCTTGGCAAGGGAGACATATAAATGAGAGTTAAATGCCCAAAGTGCAAGCGAACAACGACCTATGTGACTACCGACAAGTATGCTCCATCAATCAAGCCTCACGGGGCAATGCTGAGACTGAGCAACCCAAAACACAGGGGAGGACGGCTCTACTACTCCACGCCCAAGGGACTTAAGACAACTCCTGCCACCTCAATGACATGTATTGACTGCGGTGCACTGCTGGCTTTCGGCGGTAGGCTGCGAGTCTTTACTGATGACCAGCTGGCACGGCAGAGGACACAGAGGGATATAGAGAGGGAGTGGAGTGCGTATGAAAAAGACTGATTGGACACTGACAGATGTGCCGCCAAAGGGGCATGAGGATGTTGGCTGTTTCGCCTATGACCTTTTTGAGATAGCAAGGAAAGAGAAGACCCGGCAGGAGGTAGATCAGAGGTCGCTTGATAACTATGCTGAATATAGGGGAGAAAAACAAAGCGGCAAGAAACATCAGGTTATGAACCCTGCCAATCTTTACTTTGCCAACATCGAGCGTACAGTGAACAATATCACAAGCAGAGACCCTGTTGGCGAGGTAGTTGACATGGATGGGGAGACAGACGAGGCAGAAAAAATTCTCTCGTCTAAGCTTAAAAAATGGTGGAAAGAGTCAGGTCAGCGGATGAAAATCCGCAACTCTGCAACTTTGATGGAGATTTATGGCATAACCATCGAAAAACCGTATTTTGATTTTGAGCGGAAATACGATGTTGGGATAGAGATTATTGATATCTTTGCTTTTTATCCGGCTCCCGGGCTATGGGAGAATATTGATGAGGATTGCCCGTATGTCTGCTTTGCTTATCTTGACTTTGTAGATGCGATCGAAAAGAAGTTCAACGTAACCGGTGTCGCTGCTGATGAAGCTTATGAGTTACTGGGGCAGGAGCGAGAGAAGTATAAGCCGCCATCTTCAATCCCTCAGCAAGGCGGAAGAGGTAGATACGCCACGCCCCTCTCCTCATCATCTATAACTGTCAACTCTGTCTCAGCAATAGATCAACGCCTTCAGCGTGGACTTGTGATCGAGTTGTGGATCAGAGACCTATCAGTCAGAAAAGAACAAGTGCTGACAGCTGATGAGTCATCAGATATGACAGGAGAGCTTGTTCGTGGAGAGGTCGAGCACCCGGTCTATCCTGATGGGGTAAGGAAGATCACAGTCACCAAGTCAGGCGGGAAAAAGACTTCTACGGGTGCGAAGGATGGGTATATCGTGCTTGATGACAGCGCTAACCCCAATATCAACCCGCAGCTTGACCCGGAGAAAGCAAAATACACACATCCCTGGGGCAGATTTCCAGTTTATACCGCAAACTCTTACAGAGACCCCATGTCTATCTGGGGCTTTGCTGCTGCTGATCAGACACGCTTCATGCTGTACTTTATCAATCAGATCCTGAAAAAGCTCATCAACTGGACAAAAAACGTCATGACGCCGCCGTTGATTATTCAAAGCGATTGTGGTATTACAAGACAAATGATCGAATCTGACAACGATAAAGCTGGTCGATTGATCTTAATGCCGAAAATCCCCAACGCCCGCATTGAGTTTATGCAGATCCCCAATTTGCCACAGTCTTTCTTCATTGTGCTGGACAAGATTATTCAGCTCCATGACCGTATCCACGCCATTGAGGAAGTTGACAGAGGCACAACTCCTAACGGAGTCATCGCTGCGTCTGCCATTGTGGCGCTTCAGGAGAAGAATTCCGTGGTGCTTCAATCTAAGACTGTGAGCGTCGAGTCTTTGTCGGAGAATAAAAGTAAATGGGCTATCGGGTTGTGGCAGAACTGGGGCACGGATGCCGATATCGTGAGTGTTAACGGAGAACCACGAGAGTTTGTGGGGGTTGATTATGCTGGCAGAAAATTCAATTTCATGGTTGAAAGCGGCTCAACAACTCCGCGAACAGAGCTTCAGGAAAAAGAGCTTGTGATGACACTGGCGCAGCAGGGGCTTTTGAGTAAGCCCTATTGGATGGAGCGACTGGGGTTGTCTAACTGGAAAGAAGAAGTGGCACGAACATCAGGCCAGCTTGTAGAGCAAGCTATGTCAATACTTAAGGATGCAGGAGCACCCCCTGAAGCGCTTCAGGCTCTCTATACAATGATCCAACAGGCAG